TGCATCTCCGACCTCAGCAAGACCACCGAAAGCAGCGTTAGCGGCTACGATAGTGTATGCACCTGAAACACCGCTTACTGCTGATGCAGTAGCAAGTGCTGTCTGTGCTGCGCCTGAGATTGAGTTAGTCATGGTTGGTGTCTCGATGAAACGAACACCTTCCCATGCGCCAATTTCTCCAGCGTATAGTGCGTTGATGTTCTGGTACTCATTTGGTGTACGCCAGATGTTGTTTCCTGTCTCTGTACGGAGGTCATGAGAAACTTCTGGGTGAACATACGCTGTGTACATTCCACCACGTGTGAGAACGTTTGAAGCGCGTAACTTTGTTACTGCGTAACGAATGTCGCGACCCTTAAGAATGTCTGTTGCTGTGATTGTTGTCTTAGCAGCAGTTGTAGAAAGTGCACCAGCAGATTCGCGGATGACGTTTGTACCTGCGTCTAGGACAGCAGCAATTCCTGCATCCATTGTCATTGCCATGTTGTATGAAACTGCGTTAGCAATCCATGGGTCAACATCGGAAAGTGACATGAGTGACAACTTGCGAGTTGGAAGCACTACGCGACCAAGTTCGACCTGTGTAACATCAAGAGTTGTAGTTGCTGGAAGTGCTGTTGCATCTGGGTCTACAGTTTCAGCAAGTGTTGCACCAGAGACTGTTGTGTCAGAGATGTCTGTGTAGAACTGGAAACGGATAGATGAACCATCATGTGTTGGATTTCCGACACGCTTGTCAGCGATTGCACGGAACTGAGGGGTGTTACGTAGGTTAATTTCAATTAACTTATCGTAAGCAAGTGTTACGAGATTGGAACCAAGACCCGAGGTCGTGGTTGAGTAGGTATCTGCCATTTGGAGATATCCTCGCCTTCTGATTGTTTAGTGTGCGGTTATTTTACTGACCGCTGAGGATGGAATAAATTTCTTCTTCGGTTGTTGCTCCCGTGATACGGTTAATCAAGTCATCCGAAGCAGCAGGTGTCTCTGCATTTGTTAGCACTGAATCCATCTTCTTCATAGAAGCGATATCCTGTTGATTGACGGCTGGTTTTTCAGTTGGTGTATATCCGAAGACATCACCATTGTTGTCCAGCCATGCACTAATAGCATCTTCAGATGCCTCGATATCAGATGGAATAAACTGTGCAATTTTTTGATTGACACCCTTGGACGCAAGTACGTCCTTTAAAATCCGGTCTTTCTGGGCTTTGGTTAATTCACCATATGAAGTTTCCAAATCTTTGTTCTTACGCTGTTCAGCCTTTAGAGCCTTACGCAGTTTCTTAACAAGGTCTGTATCAGATTCAAATACCCCCGTAGGTGTATCGTCTTCTTCTTCATCTTCCCAGTAGTTGTCTCGGTTATCGCTCATGCGATTTCTCCCTTTTAGTAGTTGTCGCACACCTCAATGCAGATGGGGAATCTGTCTTGGCTTGTACTCTCGGTCTTGTACGCCCTCTGAGGCCGATGGATTCAGAGGGGATTCTTTATAGTTGTCCGCTTGTATCTCTATTGCCTAGAGAACCAGTTTGACCCAGGCGTACGTATAAACCAGCGTCTCCTGAGAAGGCTTGCTTATTTTGTTCTGTAAGTCTCTTACGACGTTCAGAAGCCATATTCTTAAATTCTTCATTTTGTAATTCGCCTTGAATAGTAGACTGAGTTGCAGCAGTGCCAGGAGTCTTTTCATAGATGCCTGATAATGCTGTCAATGGGTTAAGTGTCTCAGCAATGTTTTGGAATCCAGTAGATGCAAGTTGTGCAATCTGTGCTTCATTATAACCTTTATCTGTCATTGCTGCAGAAAGTTGTTTGTAAGTAGATAGTTGAGCATTATCAACAAGAAGTCCTGAACTAGCACGGCGAATAGCCTCTGCTACAAATGTACCAGTGTTACGGTTAAGGTCAAGTTGTTCTTTGCCAATCTTGGCATCCATATAGAAATCTTGCAGGTCTGCAGAAGTAGCAATATAACCCAACTTCATAAGAGCATCTGTCTTGGCAGGGTCTGCATTGATAGCAGCAAGACGAGCAGCATTAGCACGCTCATCAAGTTCTGAAACTGATACGTTGTTCTTGACATAGTTTTTAAGCGAATCAGTTGATAAATACTTTTCACTAAATCCGTATTTAGTTTGAAGTCCCTTGTATCCTTCTACTGCATTAAAAAGTTCTGATGGAGTTTTAGGTTTTGTAAGTCCATCATTAAGATACCCATACTGCTCATAGAATGGAGATGACAATTTAGTACCATTCTTGAGTGTGTAATCTTTTGTATTAAGAAATACTTGGACTGCATTATCATAGTCAAGTCCATCTATAAGTAATGAGTTTAGATAACTAGCAGATGAGTCAATAACTGTAGAAGTAAATCCTTGTGCTTTGAGCATAGCCTTAAGAACGTCTATATTGGTTGTAGGCATTCCTGTAATATTTGCATTTGCATTTTCAGAACTGCCAGAACCGCTAGCAACCATGTTTGCGCCACCGCCACCGCCACCGCCAGCAGGTGGGTTTACAGCGTCTTGGTAAAGTTTATATTGTGTACCAATCCATGTCCAGTGAAATCCAGCAGGTGCTTCAGATGTAGGTCCAGCATCTTTGACTGATTGGTTAGCAGCAACGCGTGTCACTGGTGTGACTGCTGGTGTTGTTCCATCAGGCTTAAGCCCAGCAGCAACATTGGTATCTGCTAGTTTAGTTTGAAGGCTTTCAATAAAAGCGTTAATATTATTAACAGTTGGATTGGCAACAGCAGCATTTCTAACAGTTGTTGCCTTAGCCTCAGCAGCAATCTGTGCTGCAGTCTTTGTAGCATTAGGAGATTTTAAAGATGTATCAGAGACTAATGATGTGCCAAATTCGTCTACGGTTGCTCTAGCCATGATTACCTCAACGCATTCTGTAGTGACTGACCCATATTTACTGCTGTATTAATAGCAGAAGATGTAGTGCCATAACGCTTATCGTTCATAATCATTTGACTCAATTCAAAATCATTTGGAAGTCTGTAGTTGCCTTTGTCATCTTTAAAGTTAAGAGCCTGTAAAGCAAGCGGGTCTTTAATATCAAGAGTAGTTTCAAGAGCATTACCCAAAGATTTAAGCACAGGGTCTACATACTTGTTGGCATTCTCACCTGGCTGAATCATTCCTTGGATAGACATAAAGCGTCCACTTGATTTCTTTTGCAAATCTCCAACATATTGGTTAAACATTTCTGCTTGAACTTTTGCATCAGGGTGTGACATAATATTTTTAATCAATGGAGCAACTGTTGCAAAATCTGGTACAGCCTCATAGTTGCCTGTGTTATATGAAGCAATAGTATCGTAAATAGTCTTGGCTGTTCCACCAATATCTTTTACGTTAAACTTTGTATCTGGGAAGTTCTGTACTAAGAAGTCAGCAAGGAATTGTGTCTGTTCTTCTGTAGTGAATCCTTCACCCATAGACTTGCTAGTACCAGTGCTAATTGTCTTAGTGCGATATACGCCTGAACCATCTTTAAGTATGCCAGTATAAACTTTTTGACCAGCAAGGTCAACCTTTTGCTTACCAGTAGCCTTATCAATAACTGGCTTACTCTTAGTATCATAAAGGTAGACTTTTTCTGTCTTCTGTTCTGTAGTAGTAGCCTGTGTCTGAGACTTTACTTGTGCATTCCATGAATCTTGAAATTTCTTATCAAGTTCAGGTGCTGGGAATTGACCAAATGCCTTAAAGTAGGAATCGCTATAAGCCTGACGAGCATCTCCTAAATCTTTGTACTGCAAAGCAGATTGAACTTGCTTAGTGTACTGAGTAGCCATATCGGGTTGTGCAATAGTCTTAGGCTTAAGTGAACTATTATAGTTAGCCAAGTAAGCAAGTGGTGATAACTGGCTAGGGATAGCAGCAGCAATAACTTTATCCAGTGCAGCCATCTCGTCAATGCCAACAATACCTAGTGGTGTAGTTGACTTGCTAAGACCAGCCTTGCGCAGCATAGCCTGCATTGCTTGGAACTCTGTTGGATATCCGCCCTGTCCAGGACCTGACATTTGACGTTGAATTTCCATTAGTGCTGCTTGTTTTGCAATAAGGTCAGTAGTTGTAACAAATTTTACATAAGGATTTGTAGGGTCGCTATAGATTCCAAGGATTCCAGCGGCAGTTGCTTGTGTGCTATTACCAGCCATTACTTCTTAGCCTCCTTTAGTATTCCAGCAAATGCCCCGTAGTACATGCGGGAGAACTCAGGATTTTGTTGCATTAGTTTTTCTCCTAGTGTAACGAGGTCGTTACGCATCAATGTAGCAATTCCACCCGATGATAATTGAGCGTAGTTAGAAGCCTTTTGCATATTCAATAGTTTTTTAAACTCATCAAACTTGGCATAGAACTCTGATGTTTCTTTATAAACAGAAGACTTTTGAAATATAGGGTCTTGCAAAGCAAGTCCAATATTTGCAATCTTCTGGTCATTAACGCCTGTGATAACAGTGTCAGAAGGACGAGCACCAAATCCTTTATCAAGGACGGCTAGTTGTTCGTTATACCAGTAATCTGTATATCCGCCAGCAATCTGTTTCTCAGCAAGTTGGCTTTTAAGCATTGCATAAACCATGCCCTCGGACTCTTGAGCAATCTCTGCTGTAGACAAAGCACGGCGTGAACCGCTTTTCTTCTGCCAGTTGTAGTACTTAAGAGAGTATTCCCCACCAGGGAAGAAGTATGGAATTACATCTCCTGTAGGAGTTGCGTATTTATCTGCTGCTCCAGGATTGTTATTCAAGAATGTCCATGCATCTGCAGAACCTGATGTTCCAGGTGTACTCGAACTTACTCCAACAAGAATATTATCAATACCAAACTTATCAGCAAATTCAACCACTGATGCATTACGGTCTCCAGGATGCTTCTGGTTTATATTGTCCCATTCTTTATACAACATAGCCATTGTCATAAAGTTTTGTTTATTATTAGGGTTTTTAACTTTAGCAAGAACTTCTTCAATAGGTGTTGATGGAAGAATAGATTGGAAAATAGCACCCCAAATATTCATATTTCTTGAAAGGCCATTTGCGTCATTAAATAACTTAGTGCGTGTGGCATCTGATGCAAATGGATTATCTCCATACTTACCAGTAGAGGCTAGATATGAAGCCCAGTCTTTAACTGCACGCTGTGTAGATGCATCATTTCCAAGCACCGCTGCTGATGTCTTTTTAAACCAAGCAGGGAAGATAATATCTCCTACTGTTTTTGGTTGACCAAATGGTGTAAGAATGTCTCGCAAGAAATCATCTGCTGGACCAAATGCATTAGCACGTCCAGATAGTTCATATGCTGCAACAAGTGCTGGTCCCATTCCAGGGACTGCAGGGTTTAAGGCACCAAATGCAAGGTTAAGAGATTGAACAGGTGAAGTAATCTGTAGTGCATTCCTCATATCGAGACTCTTGCCAGCAAATGCTCCAAGTACAGAACCTACGATTGGCATTTTAAATTTAATTTGATTCTGACCTTCATCCTTATAAAGGAATCCCTGCTGGTCATCATAGGTCATACCAGCAGCATCATAGATAACATTTGTACCTGGCTTAGTTAAAGCATCAAATGCTTTGGCAGCCTTGTAGATAGGAACTGGATTAGAGTATGTAAGTTTAGCCCATTTTCCAACTGTGTTGTATTGAGCCTGTGCGAATGGTGCTACAAGACGAGCAGCGTTTGCCCATTGCTTCTGTTTTGCAGCATCATAAAATAAGTTTTTAACGTATTCAGCAGCCTGTTCTCCAGCCATTGAATCAAGGGTCTTAATAGATACACCACCTTCGTGTACATAGTCAAGGTTAGCCTGACGCTTCTTAATTGTGTTATTAATTGTACGAAGTGGTGCAGGAACGCGACCAATGATTTTCTTTCCGCCCTTAGAGGTTGGAGCAAATGCTTTGTTAGCATTAACGCGTAACTTAATCAAATCATCTGTACTAAGCATATCAGCGTATCCTGCAACGAAATCCCAATATGAAGCATCAAATTCAGGACCGAAGTTAGTTTTAGATTCTGCCTTGGCTGCTAGATTAAAGAACCAGTCAGTAAATATTTTACTTTGTTTAGTTATATTTTCGCCAACATATTTTTCTGTCATGTTCTTTACAACAGAACCAGTAAGTTCTTCTGGCTTAAATAAAGCAGCGACTTGACGAGCAAATACCTTTTCAGAGGCAAGCACGCCTTCTGTAGTAAGTCCTTTTTGACGATAAGGAGTTTTAATTACAACTGGCTTACCACCAGGTGTTACAGCCCTAGCCTCTCCATCACGAATAATGTCCATGAGTAGATTGCGCTTAGAACCTTGTCCACCAAGAAGTTCTAACTGTCCTGCAACGCTATCAGTCTGCTTGGCATCAAAGAGCCAAATACGAATGTTTTCTTTATTCATGTTATCTGCAACGATACCAGGACCAGTTTCCTTGAAAGGATTCTTAAGAAGAAGTTCGCGCATTCCTTGATTATCATCATAGATTGCTGATGCAAATTCTTTTAGTTTATTGCCTGGTTGGTCAAATGTAGCAATTAAGTTATCAATGTACTCGACTTGTGCTTCTGGTCGATTAAGTTGCATTACTCTAATTACATCAGGCATGAACTTATCTGATGAGAAGTTATTAAGTGTCCAAGAAAGACCTTTAAGAAAATCTGGATGTTCGCTAGTAATATCTTCATAAGCCTTGAACATTGTTCCCTTACGGGCTTCT